CATCAGCATCAGTCCCAGTTCCAACTTCCCAAGCAGCTCCAGTCCACATCCATTTCTGAGATTCTGAAGGCTGAAGAGTTATTGTATATGTGCCACCAACAATATCTATTGAGTGTGTCGAAGTCCCTTTATTCACAGTCCAGAAAGTTTTGTATTCAGCCACCGCAGTCGGTGCGGCCAATGTCTGAGGATTACCACCTGCTGTAAGCGTAATGATAACGCCTGAATAGGCATCTACTTTTGCTGTTGATGTTGCTTCACTGGCTGTTGGGTCAGATATGGCATCCATAAGAAGATTGCTGTTATATAAAGTCCAATATGAAAAAGCACTTTCAGGATCCTGATTCGCGCCAGCTTGTAAAGCTCTATAGAGCTCGCCATTGCGATTAACGATGTCGCCTACAGCATAAAGAGTTCCAGCATCCCATGACCCAATGCCCGATCCAGTACCCGCGCCTACACCTAACTGAGGTATATGAACTGGCGTGACGAGAAAATTACTGCCCATTGGCATGATTAGGCCTCCACGATTCTGATAGTTTTGGCGGCCACACTTACAACCTGCATCGCGTGGATATGTAACTGTTCAGTCACATCCCCGTCCTGCACACCCTTTGGAAATTGTATAGTATAAACACCAGCGGGCAACACCATATCATTCGCTGTATCGATAGCGGTATCAGCGACATTATCGATATTGATATATATCTCGCTAGGGGTGTTGATCAAAATTATTGTGGTGTCTAAATCTAAAGCGAAGTCTGCTTGGGCTCCGGAAGCGATGTTCATGGCTGAACCTGCTCTCCAATTACCCCCAAAAGCGCCCAAGGAAGTGGCTTCCTGAGTTGATAAAACTTTCTTATCTAGTGACATGACCGTGTCCTCATGTTAAAATTACGGTTAAAAATCTACATCAAAAAGCATAGTTCCTTGGGTACAATATAAGCTGATCAATCCGTGCTGGCAAGAACTTCCTTAACCTTTGCCCAGGCGATCGTCTTTTTATCTGTATCCAATACAGTTTCATGGGCGGTCAACCATGCTAACATACTGCCGAGTGACCAACCCCAAGCAGGAGCTTCGTCAGGAAACCCTTTTGAATCAGCGTCTGCATCGGCATCAGCGTCTGCATCGGCATCAGCGTCTGCATCTTCAGTTTTTTCATCAACTGGTGGAACAGGTGGAGCGCCCGCGCGCGTCACATAATTTGTGAATTGGCGGTCCTCATATCCCAGCTTGTTTGTCAATATTTCCTTCCCATTTACTACCTGAAACCATGTTGGAAAGTCAGTAAGCATTTGATCAGCTGTTTCCAGCGGTACGGTGATACGACAAGAATCAGGCGATTTCAAATCGCAAGATACCTTACCATTATTGTACTTTTTCTGGTTGTCATCACCGACGAACATCAAAGTGATTTTTTCTTGAGCCATTTTATCTACTCCTAAGATCTCATCGATCTCGTTTAGACCATCAATTATAGTATTCATAAGAAACCCTAAGTAGAGGGAGCAAGCGAAAGCCCACTCCCCCTGACTCAAGGAACAGGTTTGCCTAACCTACAGCGTGTCCATGGAAGAACAGCACAAAAATATCATCTTCGGCGGCCCCTGCTGTTTCAAGAGCGATACATACTCCCTCAGCCATAGCTGCCGTCGTGACATCGTTGTAATGTCTATTGGATTCCCACTCAAGCATGTCACCAGCAGTGGCGCCAGTACCTGCGCGGACAATACCGATTTCACCACCCTTGAACATTCCGTGGCGTCCACGAGCACCGTTTCCGGTAAGTGTGGCGGCGAAAAGTTCAACCGGACCAACATTGTTATTATGGCCAGCATTGGTGGATTTGATCAATCCATCAACAGTCCATGCCACAGAATCTTTGTTGGTTAGAGTAGTGCTTGCCTTAATTGGAAAAGACTGCCCATACAGCGGAGCCCCATTAAAGCTGATCAGATAGCGAATGATGTCATCATATTGCACATATTCACCGACATTGGCATTGTTACAATAAAAACGAATTCCTTCGATCTTATCAAGCGGGCAACCGAACTCAGAGAGAGCATGTTCTTCCCACTGGTGGACGGTTGTAACAGTTGCACCGATATCAACCAGCGTCGAAAGCTGACCACCATCGTAAACGAGGGCCATCTGCATTTCACCAGCTGTACCAAAGTCACCGGAACTTGCTGTACTGTTCCAGAAACCGATATAGGCTGTATCATTCCAATCCATATTACGTGGACCACCAAGACTTGCGGCCAGTTTCTGTGGAAGGGCTGATTCATTTACAAGTTTGGTCTGGACATACTGCGATCCATGACAGGCGGCCGTGGCCACCAGCTTCATGCAGTTTGTTCCGACCCGTTTTCCGGCGGCGGCTGAGTCGGCAATATCGAATGTGCCCGAATCACTCTCAGTATAATCGGCGGCCGTTTCACAATCATTCACTTGAACAATGTGATTGACACCCGATGCCAGCATAATTCTTTTCATCCAAGTACCGAAAGACATTTTCTCTTCAGCTTGGTTGTGAATAGCTGGAACGCCAAGGGACTCTAAAACCGCGATACCAGGACCGGGTCTGTTAGTTTTGCGTCACTAATTAAATCACTCATTTTCATTCTCCTTTGACCCTGCGATTCCCTTCACTTAATTGATCCGAGCCCGCAGGGTTCAAATTCTATAAGACTATCGGGTCAGCGAGTAACCAATTCCGACAGTTGCTTGGTTAGCGTTCGGTACCTGTACCCGGGTAAACGCGACGCGCTGTGAAGCTACGGCAACCGTCTGCTGGGTCTCGATATCACGATCCGTTTCAACCTTTAATCCGGAAGGCTTCTGGGCTGTCCAGTGAGCTTTCTGGTTTGCATACAGGATGATCGTATCGGTTTCAGTGGTGCCATCATATACACCAGCAGTATTCAAATCCTCGCGGATGAATTCTGAAATCACAACAGGTGAGCCGTCAAGTACAGCTAGGGTTCCTGATTTTGCAGTAAAGCCAGGGCCCCATTTTTCAGCCGTTTCAACTTCATCAAGGCTGAGCATCTGCACGAACGAGCTCACGCCAGGAATCCAGAAATTGTCACTTGGTGTGGCACCGTAAACGCCCATGGCCTTACGGATTGCGCGTAGGTTAGCGATCGTCAAACTTGAAATATCAATCGCGGCCTCACCACCGGATCCACCTGCAAATTTACGCAAGCCATCCCATGATTTCCGAACATCATTTGCGGATGTAACATCACTATCAAAGTGAGTGGCGTCCGAAATGTCACCATTAATAACAGCATTTTCCATCGCGTCAGCAATAGCAGAAACAAGCTCTGCTCTCACGATAGGCATCATTGCGACGAGTGAATCTTCATCCAGATCGTCTGAAAACAGCATTCTCAAACCGTGTGTCACTGCCGTGAAAACTTTCTTCGCGGTACCAGGTGTGACAGCAGGTATCTTTGATGGGCTGTTTGTTTGTGGTTCACCGATGATATAGGCTTCTTTACGACCTAACACATTGGGCACTTCCCAGGATCCGCTTTTGGCGGGCATGGTAATATTGGGAAACATTCCCGCAACCTTCAGCGCCAAGCGAACATCATCAATCAGCTGTGCTGAAAGACCTGTTGGTACATATTCCGCTCCGGCACCTTCGTTGGCGGCCGCCAGTGCTTTTGAAAGCTCTGAATTCCGTCCAAGTTCGTACTGGAACATTTTGAACGTATCCATCTCGGATGCGATCTTTTTGTATGAAACTGGTTCACCTGGATGCTGTGAAGCTTGTCTCATAGCTTTGTGCATGGCGAACAGGTAAATGGCGTCATTCATTGCCATTACTTGATCATCAAGCTCATAACCCTTGCCATCAGACTTCATTCCGCCATTGCGGAAGTCATAATTGACATGAGTTTTGTATAATGCGCGTTCAACAGGATCGCCGTATCCCCACATGGAACGCAGGTTTGGCTGGTTGATTGCGACATCGAAGATATTAGCGTTTTTCCGCTGATCTTCTTCAGTCAATTGGCCCAGTGAAGCGGTGGTAACAGTCTGGAACTCAGATTGGCTGGTTTGTAGAGCTTTCAACTCATTGCTCATTTTTTCCATTTTGGTTCGCTGGTCAGCGGAACCTTCAACAACCTCAGAAAGGACGCCCTTCATTTCGACTACTACTGCCAAAATGTCGTCTTTGCCTTTAAACTGAGGGGTGGTTTCTACTGTTGGTTCAGGCATTTCGCCCTCCTTCGAGTTGTGTTTTTGATTCTTTTAATGTAGCGAGTAGATCTGTCAAAGCATCTTTCACCTCGACTACATCAGGATCTATATCATCCGATTCAACGGGTGGTATCTCTGTTTCAGGCTCCGCGGGTGGGGCATCGGTAAGGGTTTTCAGTACAGCTTTTATCTCTTCCATCTCGATCTGCACTGATTTCAGGAGCATACTAATCTCGGGCTCCGCTTCTTCTTCCTTATCATTTACAGTATAGCCACGGGCCACATAGGATTCTTCAATCAGTTCATCAAAGCGACTGATCTCTGTTTCCCCATACTGCTTTTCAAAGCAATCTCGCAATTCAACGAAATCGCGCTTTGCAAGAGCACTAGGCAAGGCCGGAATAGGCACGATGCTGAACTCTAGCAATTTCCATTTGATAAATGTGACGCCAGTTTGCTTTGGCAATACTGGGTCATTTGAGATATCTGTTGGGCGAAAACCGATGCTTCCAGCATTCAGGAAACCAGCTTTGACTTTCTTTGCAATCATAGAAGCAAAGTCATCACCAGACTCTTCATCGAACATGATATCAGCTTCGACCTGCGATTTGGTTACTCGCATGGTGTCCATCATGATTTTTCCGATGGGTATATTACCCTGAGAACTTCCCCAACCGTGCCCGAACAGCACAATAGGATTGGTCTTATATTCTTTTACATCGATTCCTTCAGGAAGGACCACTTCACCGTACCTGTCAACTTCTTTCTTGGTAAGTATAAAGCGAACACTTCCATCGGCGTTCTTTTTTACTACTTCCGCGCTCTCTAAGCGACGTGGTTTTGCTTCAGGCATGATGACTCCTAGGTCTTTTCCTTCTTTACCTTGTAAGGTATTTCAAAACAGCGTTCCATGATTGAACTGGGGTACATATCGGAGGAACCGTCGCTGTATCCGACCCATCCTTCATCTAATTTAGCAGTGGCGCCGTCCATATCTTGATGGGCATGGCGGACATTCTTGTCCCTTTGTGTAACCCACATCCGCTCTTCAACGCGCGGACTTTGTACCATTGCCTCTTGGCGCCCCTTATTACTTGCTCCGACAGTCTCTGTCCTCGCAATTCGTTCAGCTCGCATAGCATTATTATTAACAAAATATTCTTCCAGCTTTAAGGCCAGTTCTGCTACCGTAAGCTCTTCCGCGATCCCCTGTGCGACGATCTTATTAACAGCTTTTTCAGTAGTGTCATTCACTAGGCCTGCGTAGGTATGTGAACGAGTCTCAATAAACGATATCGCACGAATATCCTCGGCGTTGAATACCTCGTCCAGCTGATCGGCTAGGGCGATACCAGCCTCCGTGAATGCGCTTGCAATAGCAGGCTCCCCGGCTTTCTCAAATTTATCTGCCCACTCGTCATAATCAAAGCTGACACCCGATGCCGTATATTTATATTCCGCCTCAGGATCGGTGTCCTCAGAAACAGTTATGCCCATCAGCTCCAGCGCCCTTGTCAGGCTGTACTGCTTGTTCTTACGGGCATTTGCCACCACTTCTTTGCCTTGTGCATCCAATAATTTCTTCATTACCTTAGCAAAATCTTTGGCAATACCGAGCTCGACTGCCTGTATGGCGGATGCTCCTACCGCTTTCCAGACCTTAATTTCACCTTCAAACTGCTTTTGACGTAGGTCTGTCATGTCTAAATCTTCTACTGGATCTATCGCTGTGAGCTTGTCACCCATCGATTTAAGGCGCGCAAGTAAGCCTTTCTCAGGCTTTTTTGCGTCAGCTTCTAGCTCAATACCAGCGTCTTCAATTGGTATTAACCTGGCAGTGACATATTTTCGGTCCATTGCAGGATTGGGATCAGCTTCCAGGCCTAATACATTTACCCGTATCTCGTTCGGGCTGACAGCGCCCTTATCAAATGACGTCGCATACCTAGTGCCTAAGGCATCTAGGTCAGGCTGTAAAGCTGACACATCTTTGAGCTCAAAACGGAACCTAATGTCCGGTAGGTCTGTGACCATTGGTAAAAGGAACTCGGTCATCAACTGCTGAATCATTACGAGCATTGGTTTTATGGTTTCCCATAAGAGGCGATATTGTACATCCGCATTAGACAGCACAGAAGCGTCGCTGAAGTCCATGAAAAAGATTGGAGGAACACCATAGACCTCGCGGATCCTACTGTGGGTCCACTTCCTTTGGCCCATAAACTGCATTTTGGTATTATCCAAGGCCATCTGTTGCCAAGTTAATCCACCAGTCAGGAACATTATCTTGCCATATTTATCAGGCCCGGCGTAGGTGTCTTTCACATACTTCTGCATCCTGTTCCACTCGCCCTCACCCATTTCTTCCTTGGTGGATAAGATACCCGATGGGGTAACACCCTTCTCGAATGTCCGCTTGGAGCTGGTTTGCGCATATAAATCTAGAATGATATCGTTCATGGCGGCCGCCATTGGGCTTAGTCCACGAAGCGGATCATTTGGATTCCAGTATTTGATAAAGAAAATGTCTTCTTCAGGAAAGTGCAATACCTGCCCGTCTTTGGTGTAGTCGTAACCCTTAACCTTGAACTCATTGTCAGCTACGATGTCAACAAATGACGGTGGTATGGGATACATCTCTGTGATATACCCGTTCGGGCCCCTATTTAGAGCCCACATATTTTCACCCAAGGTCTCTAGATACCCGATGGTGCTTTGCCAAAAGGCGAACGATGTCTGTAGTGTATTATATTTCTTGAATACTTGGAGCTCTGGATTGTCCGATACGTCTACCCACTCATCGCCCTGCTTCTGCTCGATTACGACTGGCAGTTCAGCAACCTTACCAGCCTTAACCTCTACAGCGCGGTTGACTGTGCTAACTGTTGAATAGATATCTAGGTAGTTTTCAGAGTTTTTGTCTGGGTTTGAGGTACCAAATATCGACGGGCGCTCCATGTATTGATTTAGATCTTTTTGGATTGGTACGACAGCGACACCATGTGCCGAATGGATATTATGTACTACACTATTGAGAAACGACATAAACAACACCCGAGCAGAAAGAAAGAATTACCATTATCGTGAATCCTGGCATGAAGACTGTGCCGTGCCAATAGAGAAACTTGACGGCGAAACTGTCCACCTTTGACATTTGCTCATTTGTCGTCTGGGTCGCGAAGTAAAAAGATATGATTCCGAATGCAACATATATCCCTATCATTAAGGTCGACATAAATATAAGATAATTTTCCATGGTATAAAACCCTTATTTCATTAGGCTGTAAATGCCCTGATCTTGCCAGATCCACCGTGGTGATACCCGTAGAACGCCATTATACAAGCGTCCGCGTCGTCAGGACTCTTACCTCTGTTCCTTGCTTTCCAGTCATCCTTTGGCTCAATGTACCAAACCAAGGCCTCTTTATTGCGCTGACCCCATAAATACTTTCGGGCGCCAAGCTGATGCTCTAGCTCTGTCGTGAGCTCTAACGCCACAGGCAACCACTCCGGGATCTTGTTATCCATTAGAAGCGCCATGCGATACCACGCCTCCGAGTTCTTATTCAGTAGCACTACATCTTTCCGTTCATGCAGTTTCTTAGGCTTTTCGCCACCCTTGAAAGGCAATATCTGAAAGAAGTTGGTGTCCTTATCCCACTCCTCGTAGATGGATTTGACGTGTGAGCCCTCGCCGACAGCATCGACAGTCAGCTGGCAGGTAATGGGCTCCAGTACATCCCCGCCCTTCGATGCCCGCTCTAGATCGCGATTATATTTCTCCGCTTTGTCGCGCTCCACTAACATCTTATCCCAGACCCTAGACATACTGACGGAATGCTCGGCATGCCATTTGTCGAGCTTGGTATATCGCATGCCATATTTCCCGATTACCAGCTTACCTAGCACATTGTTATCATCTCCATCCCCAGCTACATCCCACCCGAATGACAGCTTTACGATGGGCCCAATGTCGAACGACTTATCTAGGTAATTCTCGTGTGCCTGCAGTAACCCGATCTTCTTTATGGCGCTTTCTTCATCGTCCTCGGGCCATTCAGCGTAGACACGTGACTTGACTATTGCGCTGTTTCTACCGTAGGTGTCTTCCAGCTCTGCACAGCCTTCCGGGCTGGTTAAATTGATGTAGGCTTCTGGATCCGCTAGGTATTCAGGGCTCGTGAATAGATCATTAGCGGTTACGACAATCAAATTCCCCTTCTCTAGGCTAACCCGCTTGCCGTCGCGTTCTGTTTGGTAGACCTCACTGCCACTTGTAGTGGTTGGATTGTAGACAGCCAGTAGATGCCTATTCGCTGGCAACAAAGAACCCTCGATTGCCTTCCATATGGCGGGCGGTGTAAGGATAGCTTCATCAACAACGAACAGCAGATGCGGTGCATGGTGCCCCTGAAAGGCCGGAGCTTCATCACCCTCTATCTTTGGGTTATTACCCAAGGCAAACCATTCGGGGTAGTTATCTGGGTCGGGCTGGAAGTCTGTCGTGTTCATATGTGCATAGTTGAAGCGATGTCTGACGTGCTTATACAGCGCCTTGATCCTTGTCCATTGCATGAAGCGCATGGAATCAAAGTTCTTAGCAGTTGTGATAACCTTAGCATCCGGCCCATAGATGTCCATAAAGGCTAGGATGGCTTCCGCGATTATGTGGGTCTTGCCTATAGCATTGCAGGAGCGGACGTAGGTAAATTTATTCGCGAATATGGACTGCACGATATCCTTCTGCTTACTCCATGCCAGGTAAGGAAAGAAATCCAGGTACTTGACTGGGTCTTTTAACAGCTCCTCCTTCTCGATAGTAACCTCTAGCCTGTCAGCCATGGCACCAAAGAGGAACTTCGGGTCTTGTCGATCTGCTTCTTGTTGCTGTTTCAATGCCATTAGAAGTGCCTCTGTATCATAAAGTCTTTGATCCGATTAACAGCCTTTATTCCGAATGGTGTGCCATTACACTCCGGGCATTCCTTCCACCCGCCTATCCTTATCTGCCTACTGCTTTCCTCATTATAGATTGCCATAGCTGTGCTGGCATCCATAGGGTAACCCTCCCGATACAGCCCAAAGCCAAAACACTTAGTACAATCAGATGAATGATTGACATAGCATTTACGGCAGATACCGCGCTTTGTATTTGCTATGCCATTAGGCAAAATAGGTCCTCGTATATCATAGCAGGTCCTCGCATGGTCCTTGGTTCTGATGCGAATATCGCGGTTCTGATATGACCTGCCCGGTTTTCATTGGTTCTGCCCGGTTTTCATTGGTTCTGCCCGGTTTTCATTGGTTCTGCCCGGTTTTCATTGGTTCTGCCCGGTTTTCATTGGTTCTGCCCGGTTTTCATTGGTTCTGATGGAAATCCAGCGAATCTGATGCGGTATATGTGGAGTCCGCTTGCATAAGTGCAATTTTCTTTTCATATCGTTGCTTCATAAGTGCCGTATCCAATACCCCGAATACTCCGAACACACATATCATCACGAACATGATTGTCACCTGTTTCATTGTCCTGCTCCTTATTAGACGCGGTTAGGGTCCGTCCGTACCGCTAGGTTTCTGAACTCAAATATAATCTGCTTTAAGAGGCGCGGATCTTTTATGATGCGCTGTAATATTGTAACCACTTCCGATATGATATCGATGTTCTGTATTAACTGGCGCTGAATAGCTGTGCCTTCTACCCTATCGGTTATCCATTTTATGGCATCCTTGTCACCCAGCATGGCGGCCGTCGTGACTCTCTGCAACATAAACGTCTGGCGGGTACCGACTATTGGCTGTCCGTCCTTAGGTGTAAACTGCACCTCTGCATCAAGCATCTCCGACAGCTCTTGGGTGATGGACTTTTTACGGAACCCAATCTCTTGCTCCGCGAATACTTCCGCAATAATCTCCGGCGTCACGATGGTATATTCATCCGATGCCCCCGCGCCCCATGTTTTTTTGGTTTGACCCTGCTCTGAGGACGGTTTACGCCCTTCATTCAATTGTTTTGTGTTATCCATGAGGCAAAATCAACTTTCGTTAATTATAGTGAGTTCCCTTAAGTAGTCATAAGCAAACTAACAAAATATGAAGCATAAATAAAGACAAATATATCTGAAAACAGCACAACAAAAGCATCCACATATCAACATCTAATTACTATAAAAACAACTCAAAAAAACCTTTTAAGACATTATAAAGTAGAAGCAATATATATCAATATTCAAAATAAATAAAAAAATTATCTCTTCTCTCCTCCCTTCGGAGAAACGTAATTATATTATTCAAAATAATTACTTTACCTACTTCCCCCTCTGAAATATTTTATGTAATTTTTTTTATTTGGTGCTAAGTGCAATAGAAACAGCGTCGCCACATCATAAAAGCACAGCATTTCAGTGATTCCAAAAAACCACAAAAAGATTATTCCATACTTTCTCTCCCCATCCCAACTATTTTCGGGCTCACCTCTTTACCATTTCCCAGCAATATCGGCATCCAGTTAGTAAATATAAGAAACAAACCACCCCAGGACGGAGTGGTTCATTTGTGCTTTGATGTACTCGTGAAGCGGGAAAGCAAGAACTATTTTTTGGTAGAGTCCTCCTCTGTGATCGGGATTATGTACTTCCCTAGTCTGTGCATCGCAAGCAAAATAAGAGCCTCGTGCTTCGCATCGTCTAGGGCGCGATGTGCTTCCACATATGGTTCGTCTGGAAAAAAGAATGCCCAAGCCTGTTCGACTGTGGGCCATTTGTTCCCGCTATTCCATCTATTCGGAATACAGCACACCGGTGTCGCCGTGAGCATAATGCACGGCAATGGCTTCAATTCGACCCCTCTAGACGCCAAGAATCCGAAGTCAAAATTCCTATTGTATGCAGTAGCACCGTCAGGATATTTATCGAATACGCCTTGGATCTGTGGTAGCATTTCTGAAAGCAGTGGTGCCTTTAGGACGTCCTCATACTTCAAATCGCTGTTCTCGAATATCCATCCTCTGTGGTTTTCGGTATTCATTTTGTGGGTTTCGTCCATCCCGGGTTCCTGCACTAGCGAATCAAATTCGTCAGTAATCGTACCTGTTTCCAAGTTTAGACTAACGATACCCACCTCTACAATAAGGCCTTTCTGCCCTTGGAAGCCAGTAGTTTCGATATCAACAACGGCAATTTTCATTTCTTTTCTTCCTCGGGTTCCGGTATAGCTACTATTTCAACCTCTGGATTTTCGTTCTGGTATTTGAATTCCAAGCCATTATGAGCCAGCACCAAGTCCATCTTTCTTTCGTGCTCCGACAGCCTCAACAGCACCTTATCCAATCTATCGTTCATTTGAGTAAGCGCATTCGCAGGCGTTTCGTGCCTTGTGCCTTTAAGGATGCCGGATTCAAATGTATCAAAATAGGCCTGCAATCCCTGAAAACAGTTCTTTGGCGCCAGGATATCCTGGTGTTCTTTGCCCAGTTTCTCCATAACATCCAGCCTACGGGCTGTCTCTAATAGTGGTTTTTCAAGCACCCGACCCATTTCTGCCAGCTTCTTTCGAGTAACAGGTTGGAGATCAAAAGGCACCTCCTTGTCTTTACTCGGGCGCCCGAGCCAAATACCAATCACGATTGCGATTATAATGTACATTATAATCAGGGGTAGACTTGTCCATTCCATTTTGTTACTCCTTTTATGGCTTTTTGATCACTTTCTTGTTGTGCCATGAGCCCACGCCCATGGAGCATATGAATTCTTGCTGTATCTTAAGTCGCTCTAACCAGTACCAGCGGTCGTCAACGGCCGTTGGAATAATACACCATGAAATTATAGCTCTAATATCCCTATGCTTCCTCATGGGCCAATTCATTTCCTAAACTCCCTTTCAAATCTTTTTCGTTGCCGCTCATCGCCTCTATCCCTCATCAGTCGCTTATAATCAGCCACAATTGTCTTTGAATAGCTTGTC